GTGCTTTTTCGCTTAGCTCTACTTGGCCAATTTTGGCAAGGAAAGCCTCGCGTTCTTTGTCTACATCAGCCATGTTTTAGCTCCAATCGGATAGAACGCTGATTGATACTTCACCGGATAGCAGATCGCCTGCTGTTCCGGTTAAGACCGCCGGTGCGCTGAAAGTTCCAATTGAGTATGCAATTGATGATGCTTCCAGCTTGTTTACTATATTCAGGTAATAATCTTCAATGTTAATTAGGTTGCCTTGGTTATCAAACATAGGGGTTAGCACTATGAGTTTGAAGTTGACCTTAGGCTTAATTGCTTTGTAATGATCGTTGCTTGGCTCAATATAAGGGTCATCAGGTTGCACCACAATGCTGTTAGCAAGCGGTGTGGCAGGTGGGAAGGAAAACACCTGCCACGCCGTATTGTCAGTTAGCGCAGCCGCGATTGTTCCTCGTAGGGTAGAGATTGCTGACATTATCCTACTTGACCGCCCGGTGCTAAGTGATCCGCAAGTAAACCGCGAACACGTGCCATTAAGGTATTGCCCATGCGATACGGCGAAGGTTGAAAGTCTGGTGAAATGCCGCCAGCGTTAGAAGCTTGGCGAGCCTGCCAAATGTCAACAGCGACCATTAGTGATGCTAAGTTGACTTCAGCTAAAGTTGCGTAGTCTATTGATTGTGTGCCATAAACACGACCCCAAGGTGCAATTGTATGGTATTCGCGTGTCGTAATCTGCGCTTTAACAAACTCTAGCCAAGTTTTACCCACGGCAGTAATTGTTTGTGAGCCATTGAAATGTTGACGTACATTTTCAACAGTTATTGTATCTCCAACTAAAAATTGATCTACGTTTTCATAAATATAAATGCGCCCTGTTGTACCTGTGGCTTCCAATGCGTAAACAGATTGCGTGTTAAACCATAACTTACTTTTTACAATATCTTCAGCAGCTTGGCAGCATTCTTCCACTACTGCTGAGCTGTATAAAGCACCAATGCCAAGCGCAGAGCGCAGTTCCGCTTCAGTTACGTATGTTGCAGGCATTGTCTTTCCTTTCTAATGTTAGCCCCGGCGCAAGGGCTGTGCGCCGGGGTAACTCTACGATCTAGTTAATTAGATCAGGACTTGTTGAACCAGTTTGCACCAGCGCCAACCTTGGTAGCTAATGCACCATATCCGTAGTACAGCAAGTCAATTGTGCCATCGCTGTTTACATTGGTACGTAGCTGGAAGCGTGGTGATTCAAACCATTGATATGAATCTGGGTTGATTGCAACCATTGAATAATCACCTAGACCAGTACCACCAGTTCCGGTGGCTAAGCGGTCTACGTAAAGGCTTAGACCTGCAACTGTTCCACGTACTGAATCTGGTGAAATTGCTCCACCAGCATTCTGTGGGTTAGCTGCAATATAAATTGGGCGGCCACCATCATTGTAAGACATAATCTTTGCCCATTGTTCTGGGGATACTACAAGATTACGTGCAAAGCCTAGTGTTCCCTTATAGATTGCTGCTGCTGCTGTTGAGATGAAAGTAAGCAATCCGTCTTTGTCTTCAGTTGTTGGAGTTGCGTTTAGAACGCCACCTGATGCAAGACCCTGTTGGACGTTTCTTTTGCATAAGCAAACTCCATTTGACGTACAAGTTCATCAAAGAAAACAGGGCTTGAACGATCAATAAGCTCAACAGTAGTAATTGCGCGACCTTTGAAAGGCTTGACAGATACGCTGAGATATGAAGCGGTTAATTGTGAATCTGCAATTGCCTGATTCTCATCAATTTGATCAACAATTGGTACTGCTGTAATTTTTGGAATCTCAAATGTCATACCTGCATCAGGTAGTGTGCCTCTTGAAATTGCATCAACGTAAGGGCGGTCTGCATTTGATAGTGGGTTAATAACCTCTGTTAGCTGACGTGTTGGAACCATGCCAGGCGCAGTAGTTGTTTCGTTATCGGCCGCAACGGCTACGGCGTTTGTTGTGTCTTCCACAACGGCCTCGCTTTCGTTTTGGGTTGTTATTTCTTTTGCAGCATCATCTTCAGATGCAGCAACGCTCAAAACTTCCGCGCTTTTAAACGCAGCAGCTTGAACAAGACTTGTTTCTTCCATCTTGCTTTTTAGTACACGATATACGCCATTTTCGCGCTTGCCATCAATGACTTCAACGCCAACTGATTTGCCAGAGATGGTGCGCTCACTAATTGAGCATTCTAAATCGCTAGTAAATGTTAGGTGCATTTTCATTTCCATTCGGTGATAGGTTTTCCATTTCCATGGCTTGTTCTACTGTGATTAAACCAAGTGAAAGCATTTTCTCAATCACAGTTAAGCGTTCAATTGCATTAACAGCCAAGAAAGCATCCTCAACATCAAACTTAACAATGTTAGTTGATGCTGTAATGTCATTCATGCTTAGTCTGCCTTCAATGGCGTGTAAAAATGGCGCTAGTGATAAAGAAACAAACTGACGGCGTTCATCTTGCACGTTGGCATAGGTCATGCTGTTGTTCATATCTGCACTTATGTAATATGCAGGCACATTCATTAAACGCGCTACTTGCGTTGACATATTTTGTATTAAGTCAACATAGCCCATGTCTTTAGGACTAAAACTAGTCGGCACGTAATCTAAAGTGCTAGTCAGATAGGCTGTTGCGCGCTGTGATCGTGCCGACTTCCATGCTGCCAAGATTGCTTGGACTTCTTCCTGTGATAAATCTGCACCTGTGTTCTTAATGACACCTGAAGGCATTGGCGTAGCAGTTGCAACGCTTGTTGACTTATCTAAATCAATTGCAGCTCTCAATGTTCTTGCGCCACGTGCTAAAACGCCTTCATCTAAACCTTGGAATGTAATTAATGAGCCAAGGCCAGACATTGGCACTTCTTTGCCATCAACGTAATAACGTGTTATGTATTGTGTTACAGGATCGCTATCAAATGACACGCGACCAGGTGCAATCCATTCAAATCGTGCTGGCCTGCCATCATCAAAATAAGTTTCAGTTACGCGCCAATAAGCAACGCCAAAAAATAATAGTGAATCTACTGTCCAGCATAAAGTTACAGATATTGGTTGCGCTGCTGCTGGTTGCTCTAGCCATAATGGCTTGCCTAACTTCTCGCCTGTGCTTTTTTTGTATAAGCAAAGCGGAAATGTTGCAATCGTTCCGGCAATAAGGTTTCTGCACCTAGCAACGGAAGGTACGCTAATAGCTTCTTCACGACCAACTGCATTGAATGCTAAAGGTAAAAAATAATTGAAAGAATCCGTCATTAACGGCGGTGCAAGTTGCGCCTCTATTTTTGCAGGGCGAAAACGATCTAATAGACCCATCGTTTAAGGATACCACACAAATCAGACATTTTTATCATTTCAGGCATAGATTTGTGGCTTGCTTTGTGGCTTTAGCAATTGATGCACGACCATGGCTAATGAGATGGCAGCTGACACATCCCCAGCCGATTTACGGCGCACGATACGCCACCCGGCATCCGATTCCTTAGCCGCGCAGTTATTCATGCTATCAACTAGCGATTGTTGCCCACCATGCACAATCCTAGCGTTAACTATGCTGTCATATAGATCAGAGCAAGCCTGATAGAACACAGTTCCAGACATATCTTGAATCTTATGGCCTGATTGGCTTAATCGTTCAGCAACGCTCATGGTGGCGTACTTATCAAAGCAAATCATCCTTGGTTTGTATTGCTTAGCCCATTCATTGACTTCAATAGCCATTTTAAGTTCATCTATGGCTACTTGGCTTTCAAACTGAGCTATTACGCCTACGCCAACCTTGCCATCATCCATAATCTGCCCAGCAACTAGGCTTGCCATCTTCTTGTTAACCGATATGTCCATGCCAAATATAGTCAGCCTGCCTGGCTCTAGTTTTAGATCAGCAAAGCCTAAATCCTCAAATGCTTGATGTGGCCATGGCGATTTAAGCGCGCTAATCCACATACAAAGGGTTTCGGTGCGTGTAGCTTCAACGCTAGATGTGGCTATTGCTTCTTCAATGGTTGATTCATCAATTAAGTAGCCCAATGCTGGGTTAGCCTGATACCAGGCGCTCTTATCGGTTATCTTGGCAAAATCATCAGCGCTATATTCCCAATACCCCATTGTAGGCGGTGGATATGACAATGCTTTAGATCGTAAGTCATTTAATACGCTTGAATAGGCATC